CTTTACCATAGTCTATTATATATAAGTGTTAATATTCCTATTTATCCCCGCCATTCCGGTACAAACTATCCGAAACGTCCTGTAATATAATTCTGCGTAGCCTCTTTCTCCGGATTCGTGAAAATCTTCTTCGTATTGTCAAATTCCACCATTTCACCCATATAAAAGAACGCAGTCTTATCACTTACACGAGCTGCCTGCTGCATATTATGCGTTACAATCACAATCGTATAGTCCTTCTTTAATTCGTGAATCAATTCTTCCACTTTAGCCGTAGAAATAGGGTCGAGTGCAGAAGCAGGCTCATCCATCAACAACACTGAAGGAGATACCGCCATTGCACGAGCGATACAAAGACGCTGCTGCTGCCCGCCGGACAAAGCATAGGCCGATTCTTTCAGTTTATCTTTCACTTCATCCCAAAGCGCAGCCCCTTTCAGCGTTTCTTCCACCCGTTGACGAATGAATGCATTATCCTTCACTCCATTCACACGAAGTCCATAAGCCACATTCTCGAAGATACTTTTCGGAAAAGGATTAGGACGCTGGAACACCATTCCCACATTCTTACGAAGTTCGTCCACTTCCACTCCTTTCGCATATATATTCTGTCCGTCAATACGAATCTCCCCCTCCAAGCGGGTAGCGGGAATCAAATCATTCATCCGGTTGAAAAGCCGGAGAAAGGTAGACTTTCCACAACCGGAAGGCCCGATAAACGCAACAACCGATTTTTCCTCAATCTGCATACTGATTCCTTTCAAAGCATGGAAATCACCATACCAGAAATTCACATCACGCGCATCTATTTTTACTGTATCCATATATTATTTAATTCGTCTTTACTCTTTTTTCAAAATATTTCCTCAAAGCATTAGCCAGCAGATTCACCAGTAGGATAATCACAATCAGGACCAATGCAGTGCCATAAGCTAACGGCAACTGCGCCTCCATATCCGTTCCACTGGTCGAAATCACATACAAGTGATAAGGCAACGCCATACACTGGTCAAGAATACCGGTCGGCAACTGCGGCAGGAAGTAAGCGGCGCAAGTAAAAAGAATAGGAGCCGTTTCACCCGAAACACGCCCTAAAGCCAGAATCAGCCCGGTGATAATGTTCGGCATTCCCATAGGCAGAATTACATGCCAGATCGTTTGCAACTTTGTTGCTCCCAATGCCCGGCTACCTTCACGCATACTATCCGGAATAGCCTTCAACGCTTCTTCCGTAGTACGTATCACCAAAGGTACACAAAGTAAGCCTAACGTCAAAGAACCCGCTAGGATACTGTCACCAAAGCCCATATAATTGACAAACAATGCCATACCAAACAAACCGAACACAATAGAGGGAATACCACTCAGGTTATTCGTCATTACCCGGATAAAGCGTACCAATTTTCCTTTCGGCGCATACTCATTCATGTAGATGCCACTCATCACACCTACCGGGAAAGCAAACAACGCACTACCTACCATTAGATAAAAAGTACCTACGATAGCCGGCCAGATACCTCCACCCCTCATACCGTCCGTAGGTGCTGAAGTGATAAACTCCCAACTGATAGCACCACTGCCTTTATATATAATAAACCCGAGAATTGCAAAGAGTATCAGCACAATACAAAGACTCAACAAGCGGAAAATTCCGAAAGCCAGCTTCTGCGAACGATGTTTAGCCTTATTATTACTACAAATTTCCATTTTATTTACTACGTTTTAATCCTTTAGAAGAAATGTATTCCACGCTAAAGTTAATAATTAGTGTGATGAAGAACAGCACGACGCCCAACATAAACAAGGCCTGATAATGCGGACCACCGGCAGGAGCTTCTCCCAATTCCGCCGCAATGGTAGCCGGAATGGTACGCAACGGTTCGAGAATAGTAGTCGGAATTACGGCAGCATTACCCGTCACCATTAACACCGCCATTGTTTCACCGATAGCCCGTCCGATGCCAAGCACTACTCCGGAAGTAATCCCCGAAATAGAATAAGGAATCACTACCTTATATATAGTCTGCCATTGCGAAGCTCCTAATGCCAGACTCGCCTCCCGCATAGCACGCGGACAGTTTCTCATCGCATCCTCCGTCACCGTAATTATGGTAGGCAATGCCATAATAGCCAGCACGACACTTCCTGCCAATCCACTCTCGCCCACCGGAAGATCAAACAGTTTCTGAATCAACGGAACAATAACGATCAATCCGAAAAAGCCGTATACAACGGAAGGAATACCACTCAATAATTCAATAATAGGTTTCAGCCAGCTCCGTACCTTCGGATTTGCCACTTCGGACATATAAATAGAAACCGAAAGTCCGAACGGTAATGCAAAAAGAATAGCAAACAAGCTTACCCACAACGTACCGGCAATCAAAGGCAGAAATCCGAACTGTGCTGCCGGAGTTGCCGTCGGAAACCATTCGGCACCTGCAAAAACATCCTTTACCGAGATCGTGTTATCCTCTATAAGATGCACCGAGTCAGGATGAACGATAAACTTCTGCGGAACAAATGCCACAATACCCGGCATCTTTTCCACTAGTTCCGTTATCTTCTCACCTGCATATTCATAAGCGGGGCCGAGTTCTTCTTCGGTATAATACTGTGTTATATCCTCCAGACGGAAAACCCGGATAGGCAGGTCTTTCCCGCCGAGTTCTTTCCAGTTCGTTATCTCCTCATCGAAAACATTCTTTATCTGCGCCGGAGTCAGCACGCTTACCTTATTACTCTTATTCAGCGCCAACACATATCCTTCTTCAATCACTTTACTTTTGAATAGCCCGAAAGCTTCAGTAAACAGGAAAAGAACGATAAGCAGAATTGTAATACTCGTTACGAAACCGCTACAAGTCAGGACACCTTCTATAATCTTTTCAAAAAACTTTTTCATACCTATTTGAATTCTGATGCAAAGAAAGCATCTCCTTATTAAGGGGATGTGACTAACGTTTGAAGGAAATGTTTCAATCATATTACATTTGTATTACAACATCTATTTCCACCCTACATGAAACAAGAATGTAATATCCAATTGTTTTATTTGCACCAGCAATAAAAAGAATAATTTATGAAAGTGAGAAGAAACTTATTAATCGCCTTTTCCCTACTCTCTCTTAGTGTCAATGCACAACGTATCAAAGGCAGCGACACTGTATTGCCTGTCGCCCAGCAGACAGCAGAACGGTTTATGAACCAGCACCCTGACGCCCGTGTCACAGTGACCGGCGGAGGAACCGGTGTAGGTATCTCCGCTTTAATGGATAACACAACGGACATCGCCATGGCCTCCCGTCCGATCAAGTTCAGCGAAAAGATGAAAATCAAGGAAGCCGGACAGGATGTAGACGAAATCATTGTAGCCTATGATGCTCTTGCCGTAGTGGTACATCCTTCCAATCCTGTGAAACAACTTACCCGCCAGCAATTGGAAGACATTTTCCGTGGAAAGATCACCAACTGGAAACAAGTGGGCGGAGACGACCGCAAAATAGTAGTGTACTCCCGTGAAACATCTTCCGGAACTTACGAATTTTTCAAGGAAAGCGTATTGAAAAACAAAAATTATATGTCGAGCAGCCTTTCCATGCCTGCCACCGGTGCCATTATCCAGTCTGTCAGCCAGACAAAAGGAGCCATCGGATATGTCGGTCTGGCCTATGTATCTCCACGTATCAAGACTCTCTCCGTATCCTATGACGGAAGCCATTATGCTACGCCTTCGGTAGAAAATGCCACCAACAAAACATATCCGATCGTGCGCCCTCTTTATTACTATTACAATGTAAAAAACAAAGAGGCAGTCACCCCCTTGATTCAGTTTATTCTTTCACCCGAAGGACAGGAGATTATAAAAAAGAGCGGCTATATTCCGGTTAAGTAATCACATCCGTATCTATCAGAAGATGTGTTAAAAACCTGAATTAGAAAGCAATTGGCAGATAGTCTAAACTTTTTTTCTATTTTTGAGGTTTTATTCCTTTTTTTTCATAATATAGCCGATGAATATAATTATCACCAGAGCATTAAATATGGAATTTGAGGAAAAAGACCTTGCTGCAAAGGTTTTTCATGGAAAAATCGGCATAAGACGCAAAGAAAAGCAAAGTTCTACTTAAATAATTGAAGGTCAGTATTTTGTATGTATGGCGGATTGAAACAAGCTTTGGCATAAAACGCTTGAAAATACCCCTTTCGGACAAAGTTCGGCTACTAAGCAGCTACCAGTCCTAAAGAGGATATATGGGATATAACAAGTTCTGTTTCATAACTTTGCGTTGTTTTGCATAACTCTTGGTAACAAATAATTAACTACCTTTAGAAACGAAAATTTTAGAGTTATGAAAACAAAGAGAAGTACGTTTGCAACATCGTTCTACATCAAGAGATCGGCAGTGAGAAACCGGGACGGAAAAGCCCCCATCATGGTGAAGATCTCCATTGATGGGGATGACAAAGCATTGGGAACCAAACTATTCGTTACGCCGGATTTATGGGAGAATGGTAAGGCAAAAGGCAAGTCCGCCGAGGCGACAGAGATAAACGGGCAGCTCAAAGAAGTCAGTGCCCGGCTTACCAACCACTATCACCGCATCCTCCGGGAAGAGGATTTCGTCACCGCCGAGAAACTGCGTAATGCCTTTCTGGGTATCGGCGTGATGGAAAACTGCATCCTGAAAGATTTCGAGAACATGAACCGGGAATTTGAGGCGATGGTGGAGAAAGGGCAGCGTTCTAAATCCACTTACAACAAGTACTTGGCCGTGTACAACCATTTCGCCACCTTCCTTTGGGAGAAGAAGAAACGAACCGATATGGCTTACAAGGAACTGACAAAGGAGGTTATCACTGATTTCGACAAGTACCTGCGTGTGGAAAAGGGATTGAGTGACAACACTCTTTGGATATACACCATGCCACTGCTCAGCCTGACAGACAAGGCATGGCGGCGTGGTATCGTCCGTTCCGACCCTTTCGGCGAGTACAGCCTTGAAATGCAGGAGACAGACCGGGGCTACCTCACGGAAGAGGAACTGCGCACCCTGGCTAACGCCGTGTTCGTCAAAAAACAGACTAACCTCGTACGTGACATGTTCCTCTTCGGGTGCTTCACCGGACTTAGCTATATTGATATAAAGACACTCACCCATGACAAGATCCAGCGCATGGACTTCGATGGCGAGGAGTGGATAATAACCCGACGTACCAAGACCCGTGTGTCGAGCAACGTTCCCCTTATGGAAATAGCCAAGGAACTGATAGAAAGGTACAAGGGACTTGCCGGAGGCGATTTCGTATTTCCCATGCCCTCTAACGGTACATGCAACAAGCACCTCAAACAGATTGCCAAAGCCTGCGGCATCAGCAAGGAGATCGGATTCCACCTGAGCCGCCACACCTTCGCCACGACCGTCTATCTCTGCAACGGCGGCACGATAGAGGCGCTCTCCAAGATACTCGGTCACAAGCACATCAGCACCACGCAGATCTACGCTGAAGTAACCAACAAGATGGTAAGTTCAGATTTCCGGGCAATCTCCGGCAACCTCGCCGCCATGCAGCGGAGCGTACTGGAGAAAAGGGGCAGGAAGCAAGGCAGGAAACAGGTGCATCGGTCCCTCCGGGAAACGGCTTGACACCTTTCTCCATGTGAAACACGGCAAAGGCAGGAACCCCGATACAGTGCTCCTGCCTTTGCTGCATTTTCCGATGCATATCCCCGTGCGTTTATGTTGGACTTTTCCCCCGTTTGCGTTTTTGTCTCATGTCCACGTAATTTTCTTCCAGCATACGCAGCAGATCCGACTGGCGGTAAAGCGTCTTGCCTGGCAGCGATATGTACGGGATCAACCGTTGTGTGCGGTAGCCCTGCAACGTCCTTGACGTGATATGTAACATTCTGCACACATCCTCACCCGTGAAATAGACCTCGCCGTTCATCGCCGGACGGAAATGCGCCGTCACCGTATCAATATACCTCATACCCTCTTCCAGAGCCTCGAAGTACGCACGTACCTCTTCCGTGTCTTTTGTTATCACTTCCATGTCACTCGTCCTCCATTATTTCCCGGCTCATGGATTCCACGAATGCCTCCACGTCCTCCGTCCGGTAGTAAATCTTATGGTTGATCTGGCTGTACGGCAGCAGTCCCCGGTCACGGTAGGTCTGCAACGTCCGTTTACTGATCCCCAGTTTCTCGCACACGTCCGCCCCGTCCACCCAGTTCATCTTCCCGGGCGGGCGGTAACGGGCGCAAAGCTCCTTCACGTGCCGTGAGAAGCAGCCGAACCGCTCCTTCATCTCCTCAAAGGTCTTCTTTTCAATACTTACTATTTCCATCGTTCTGATACATTTTTCATTATACTTCCCTGCAAATATATGGATCCATATAAAACTATGTATCAAAACCGTATAGCTTGTCACCGTTTTGCTTCACGTTCGTAGCCTTGTCGTACCCCAAACGATGAAAGGCGGGGAAAAGTCCTACATAAACGTACCCAGTTCAAGAGTACGCACGAGAACGGAATCCATAGCACCAATTCCGGATGGTTCAAGGGAAAAAGTGTACTACGCACCGACTCCACCCTCATCCAGCCACGATACAAGTTGATGGGGCACGGGGCAAAGTTCGTCACCGGCTTGCCCCTTGTCAAAGCCATCTCTTTCGAAAACGGACGGGAATAGTTATTTTACTTTTGCGGTAATTTCATCTATCAGGTTCGTGATCTTCCCAATGGAATACTTTTCTATCAATCTCCTGTTTGCCGCTTCTGCCTTTAGTCTTTCATTGATTAATTTTAGTTGTGGCAAATCTGATTGACAATATTCGCTCAAGTGTTCTATTTCACTGCCCCAAGAGGTATATTTATAACGGAACTGTAAAAAATGCAGAAAGGTGTTACGTGATTCGTTGGACAATCCCAAAATACTTTTTGAAACCTTGTCCGCATCAGCCTCTTGGAATATTGAAGTATCCCTATAAAGACGCTGTTTGACCGGGACTACATCATTCAATGCCGGATTCAGGCATTCGCAAGTTTCATCCGTCAGATTTTCCAGCATGACAGACACTTTATTAGGGCATTTCTTCAATCTTTGCTCGAATAATTTTTGAAAATACGCAACCAGTCCATTCAAAATTCGATCTGAACCAATATTAGAATGATTCCTTCTTATACCCGCATGTACCTTTGAGTTACAATTCAACAAACCCTTCATGTCGCTGATACCTTCCATCAGCCTGTCTATGGAGTGCTTGCCTTGGGCTATGATGTCTTCCTCGGATACGTGAACAAGGTTGTCGCTATATAAAACCGATAGTATAGATATAATGACAAACAATTCTTTTAGATCAACGCTTTCATCCGCAAAGTAATACCGTACCGTTTCCCCGTAATGTTTCTCGTATTCCCCGTTATCCAGTCTCCAATAGTCGTACAGGTAATCCCAACTATTCAAACTTGCGTCTTCGGCTGCAAAATATTGTTGCAGGTAGGTCGTGTCAAAATACCCGCTTTCCAGATAGCAGACAATCTCGTTAACGATGAATCCATCAAAAATATCCAACTGTTTACCTATCTCTATAAAACGGTATTTGGAGAGGATTTTTTCACGCTCCTCATTTTTCTCTTTATCCGGGAACATGTCACACAGGCTGTTGAACAGGCTTCCGATCCAGGTATTCCCACCCTTATACTCACAGTAAACGGCGACAAAATTTGCCAACAACGATGTTATGACAAGTTTGTACTTGGGAGATTCATGATAATGCTCCGGCAAAGCCATGACTATCCTGTGGTAATCGTTCAGACATTGCCGCAGGACTCTTAAATTATCGAATTTAGAGGCATGGAATATCTTGATGATAAGTTCTTTGTTCTCATACAAGAGGTTCCTGTTGTTAGCGGATATCTCGCCAATGAAGAAATCGAGTGTCTCCCCTATACTCACTTTGATCTCAAAAGTGCGCCCGATGGTCTTTTCCTTGAAATCCTTGAATTTCAACTTGCACTTGTCATCCTCTTTTTCGGAAATCTTGTTCTCATCGCCAATGATGATGACCTTGCATTTACAATGTTCCGAAAAGTAATTGATGTATCCCAACAAGGTTTCCAGTTTTACATCACATCTTTCAAGGTCGTCAAAAATCAGAATCTTGTTTCCTTTTATTTCGGAATTTTCTTCTTTCAACAACAAAATGGAGTCCAAGTCACAGGTTACACTCCCTTCATCCTTTCCGTCACCGTCGATGTCATATTTCAAAGCGATTTTCGAGGCGGCTTTTAATATATTCTTGGCCAGTTTCATTCCCTTGCTGTACAGCCACGGGGATATTTCCTTATTGATTTGTTCTGTGATTTGCTGGGTAGTGGTCAAACCATATAAAGACACATATATGGGCCGCCATTTTAACTTGTCCGCATCTTTATCGTTTTTCAGTTGCTTTATCCATTGGCGGATAAAAAACGTTTTGCCGCATCCCCAGGCACCTCGCAGCATGATGGCATATTGCGGATCGGGTATTTCCGCATATTCATTTAAAAAGGTGAGTATGTTTCTATTCATAGCCATGTTCATTAGAGGTTTCAAAATTACGGAAAAGAGCCATAATTCTGATAACTTTTAAGAAATAAGTTATTACGGTCAATTCGTGTTTCCGGATGATTGTCGGAGCGTTCCCCTTCGGGTCGGGCTTTCCGCTGCAAGTCCTCGCTATGCTGTGGGCTTTCCCCTGCAATCCCTAACGTGGGTGAAAGGGTTTTCACTGTCTTGCGCTTACACCTTGGCGCACGGGCTGTCCCGTCCCGGCGTCCGCTGCCGACCACTCCGTGAGGCTGCATGGCCGAAACCGGACATCGGGGCGGAAGGACAAACGGAACACGGGGCTTCGGCTATCGCCGAAACTTCCTGTGCCCCGTCCCGCCCAAAAGAGTTCCCCGGTGTTTGTCCGGCAGCCGGAAGCTGACCGTCCTCCCATATACTTCTCCCGCACGTATGTCCTTGCCTCGGGAAACGGGCGTTCCCGGCTCTTCGGAAGGCTTCTTTTTCCCGCACCCGGCAAGTAACTGACCATTGACTGGAATGACTGACAGGGCATTTTTCCCTAAGCTGATTGGAAAAACATTGACGAATGTAGGCGGAGGTGAAAGCAAATCCGCAAAAAATGCCAAATCTCCACCCTGCGGGTAGTATTTACCATTTTTTCAGATGGTTGCCATTCACCTTTTCCGCTATCAATGATTGTCAATGTTCTTCCCAATCAGCCAAGGGAAAAAATTGGTTGGGGCGACAAGCGATGAAAACAGAGTAATAACGATTAAAATTTGTGAGTTATGGCAACAACGAACAGCACCATCGAAAAAATTGCACCGATGTTCACCGAGTTATTGATAAAGAAAATCGAGTGCCTGAAAACGGATTGGCAAAAACCGTGGATTGCGAGCCTTGAACAAGGTTTGCCCCGCAACATCAGAGGGACGCTCTATAACGGCGGCAATGTCTTGATGTTATTGTTCTACACCGAGTTCATGAAATTCACTTTGCCCGTGTTCCTCACGTTCAACCAAGCGAAAGAAGAGGACTTGAGCGTCAGCAAGGGCGCACGCTCGTTTCCCGTTTATTATTGGTTTAAGTTCGTGGTACACAAGGAGACGAAAAAGACAATCAAGTACGAGGAATACCGCAAGCTGCCCGCAACCGAGCAGGAAAGTTACAAGGTCATCCCGCAGATGAAGTATTACAATGTCTTCAACATCGACCAGACCGATTTTGCAGGGAAATACCCCGAACGCTACGAGCGCATGAAGAAGAGGGAGCAGCCCGAAGATTATTCGGACGGGATGATTTACGAGGCGTTGGACGAGCTTGTCTATCTGCAAAACTGGTATTGCCCCATCAAGGTGCAGTATTCGGACAGTGCCTACTATTCGCCCTCTTCCGACCATATCGTTTGCCCGCAGCGTGAGCAGTTCCCGCAGGGAGCGGAGTTTTACGGCACGCTCCTGCACGAGATGGCGCACAGCACGGGAAGCCCCCAGCGGCTGAACCGCACGTTCGGCAGCTTCTTCGGGGATGCGCTCTATGCCCGTGAGGAACTTGTCGCCGAACTTACCGCAGCCCTTTGCGGTGCGTTCTTCGGCTACGCAACCGCACCGCAGGAGAACAACGCCGCCTATCTGAAACACTGGCTCACCAAGCTGAAAGAAGAACCCGCCTTTTTGGTGGAGATATTGGGGGACGTGAACAAGGCGGCGAAGATGATTGCCGACAAGGTAACCGAACCGGTAAACGAACCCGCAGCAGCCTAAGCGGAACAACAAAGGAACAAGAGTATCAACCAACGGGCGGAGCAGTCCGCCCCACTAAAGACATAAGACGATGAAAACATTATCAGAAAAGGAATTTAACGGCTTTAACGTAAATTCGATGTTTACCGAAAGAGCGGAACGGGCGAAAAAAGAGCTGTCTCCACTCATGCAGGAGATAAGGAAGTACATACCCCAAGCGGAATACGGCTACCACGTGGCAAGCGGTGAATATCCCGCATTTTACGGCGTACGCATAGAGTTCACGTATAACGGCATCCGTTTCCATGTGTGCAAGATATACAAAGAGAACAAATACAGGATAGCCGCCGACATGGAGCATTTTGAATATGTCAACCGCTACGACATCGAAAGGGCGGGCAACCAATACGAAAAGCCGTGTAATATCGGCGTGTTCACCGCCAAGAAAATAAACGATTGGATAAATTACTGCACGCAGATATACAGGCAGGTGGAGCAAGAAAATGCGGAGAACTCGAAAAAGGTCGCCGATTTCTTGAAAAGTATCGAGAATGAACCCGTAAGATGGGAAGGGAAAAACCGTTTAAAAGGGACGATAACCCGCAACGGCTTGCGCTTCACTTTCTACATAGAAGAAGGACACCTCTCTTTTGAACTGTCCCTAAGTTATCGGGGAACGGCTGATTACGACACGTTCCGGCTGATAGCCGACAACCGCTATATCCCGAAAGGAAACTATTAAACAACCACGGGCGGAGGAATCCGCCCGGCAATACCCGAGAACATGAAAACGACATTCATTTACAGACTGGTTTACCGCCTAATCCTTTGGGCTTCGGCGGTGTACTTCCTCACCACCACCGCAGGGCAGTTTTTTGCCCTATCCGCTACTTTGCTTCTGTTAGGCTTCGTGGCACGGCTTGTTTTCGCCCTTGCGTGGCGGTTGTTTGTCGGCTTCATGTTCATCTTGATAATCATTCTTTTAATCATCTGAATCATGGAAGGAAAGAAATTTAAACACAAGTATCTGCCGTACCTCACTTGCGTGGTCGTGGCAGGAAGAAGGCAAGTAATAACCGATAAAAAAATATCAATATGGAAACAAGGACATTGACAGAAAACGGAACACCCGTTACGAAAGAAAAGACGGTAGCCTTTTCGGGACACCACACCAACCGTATAGCCAAGTTCACAGCAGACCGTGAGAAACTCTTTAGAGAGGTGGCGTTCGATACATTTGTAGCCATCGAGAGTTATTGTATCAAAAAAGGCTACCATACCTTTTTGTCGGGAATGTGCGAGGGCTTCGACCTTATCGCAGCAGAGGAAGTCTTGAACCTCAAAAAGGAATACCCGCATATCCATTTGAAATGCGTTGTCCCCTTCAAGGGACAAGCCGAGCGGTACACCCAGGCCGACAAGCGGCGTTATGACACCATTTTGGCGCAAGCCGATGAAGTGGTAACCTTGCAGGACGGATATACCGAGGGCTGTTTCCTACGCCGTAACGACTACCTTTTGGAAAACTTCGCTTTTCTGATGGTCTATTACGATTCGGTAGCCGTGGGCGGCACGTTCTACACCCTCAAACGGGCGGTAGAGCAAAAAAAGAAGTTCGCGAACGTGTGCTATAACCGCAGGTAAGCCGCAAGGGCGGACTTTCCGCCCGCTACTTTCTTTCGTGAGCCGGAGCGGGGAAAGAAAGATAGCAAAGAAACCGATTTCCCGACCGGAAAAAATTATCAAAAAGAACAAGAATAAACAATCA